CTGGGCGTTTTCCTCGGCCTGGGCAGACAGGTCTGCAAAGACGTCGCCGCGAAGCGCGGCCGGGATATTCTGCGCCTGCCCGCGAAGCGAAATGGTGCGCTGAAGCGACTCTCTCGCCCGCCCCTGAAAGAAAGACGCGCCTGTGTTGTCTGCATCTAGCGTTCTCGCCAGCCCGCCGACATCTCTAACGGCAGCCGTCACCCTAGACAGCGCCTGAAGCCTCCGCTGAAGGTTGTCGACGCGAGCCGCCGACCTGTCGAACGCTGCGGCGCCGGTATCAAGATCGCGATAAAAGTTGCGAAACCCAGCCTGAATCTTCTCCAGTTCAGGGTAGAGTTCCGCCTGAATCGACGACGACAGGCCTTCGATTTGGCTCTTGAGCGCCGTCAGCGGGCGGCCGATGTCCTCGAAGGCGCGGAACTGGTCGCGCAGACGTCCGACATTCGGCAGGCCGGCGTCAACGCCGCGGGCCTGGAGTTGCTGGATTTCTCGCAGCGTCCGCTGAAACCGCTGCAACTGCGTCAGCGTGCCGTCGAGCGCCCTGGTGTTGAGGTTGAACTGGATGCCTCTGGCCTGGCGCGCGAAGTCCTGCAGTTCACGCCGGGACTCGCCAATCCGGCGGGTGAAGTCCTGCGTGTTCGCAGTCAGGACGGCGGAGATTTTGCCGAGCAGGGCCATTCTTCATCCTTGAAGTTTCTGTAGTTCCGCAAACATCTCGTTCGTCGACTGATACGGCCTCACCTGCGACGGGATGAAGATGTTTTCTTCCGGCAACCTCTTGTAGTTTCCGCTCGCCGCCATCACCGTCCGACACAGCCGCGCCGTCTGCCACCAGGGGTCAGGCAGCGGCCACCGCTGATCGTAGGCGTACCACTCGCTCAACTCCTCCGAGTCGCACTCCGTCAGGAGCCGCTTCACCGTCATGCCCAGCGCCAACGCTAGGCGGAAGTAGAACCTCCGCTCTGGTCGGTCGGTGAATCTTTTCCCAGGCTTTCCACGGCCTCCGACGTCAGGGCGTTGTGGCTCCAGGCCTTCTCGAACAGCCGGTTGATGACCACGCTCGACTTCTTGCCGAGGAGGTCGGTGTCCGTGTCGGCAAACAGCCGCTCGCCGGAGTCGTCGCACAGCGTCAGCGTGAGGAAGCGGACGCGGAACGACTTCATTTTCTGTTCGGCGTAGGACTCCTCGAAGGCGTCCCGCTCCAGGCCGGAGAGCGTCTTGACGTAAACGTCACCGCCCCACTCCGGGACCTTGATCGCGTCGCTCAACCGAACGTCCTTCGCCGCCAGAATCGCAGCCTTGCTCAAAGCCATCAGCATGACCCTTTTCTATTACAGAAACACGGAACCAATTTGGCCTGCGCCAGAACCCGCGCCCGCCGACGACGTTGTCGGACTTGAGTAACACACGATCGGACCGGCGCGATACAGCGTGTTGGCGTTGCCGACCCCGTAGGCCATCAGCGACCATGCGGCGCTCGGGTCGTTCGAGATTTGGAACGAGGCAGTTTCTGAAATCGTCACCTTCACCAGCCCGGTGGCAGCCGAAAGCACGCTCACGCCGAACAACTGCGACTCGTACTCGCCGGCGCTGACGAACGAGGCTATGGCGTACAGCGACTGCCCAGTGACATCGACGCCAAGATTGACCTGAAACGTGTACTCGTCGCCGGCAACCATCTCGATCTTCAGATAATTCGGAGAGTCCGGGGTCAGCGTTGACGGCGTGACCACGTTGATCACGCCCCAGCGGCGCGTCTTCGCCGCCGCGACAGGGTCTTCGGAGGACGGCTCGTAGGTGACTAAAGTCCAAGTGATGGCTGAACCGGCCGGCAGGGACTGCGGAATGACCAGCGAGACATTGCCCAGCGAGGCAGAGACGACAGTCGACGGTATCACTGCCTCCCTGTACGCGCCGACTTCCATCCACCTCGCGACAGCAAGGACGGTCATGCCGATGATGTTGACGCCGAGGGAGATCGGAACAACCTGCTGCGTCGACTGAAACACGGCTATGTCTTGCCGGACCGGCAACTGTGATGCTGTTGGCATGGCCGACTAGCCCCCGTAGTCCGTGAGCGTGAAGCGAAGCGTGCCGCGAACGAGTTCGCCAACACGCGCCTCCTTGTCAGCGCTGGCAAGCACCACTCTTCGCGAGACGGACATCACCGGGGTATCGAACGTCAGCGTGCCGTAGTCAGACACAAAGCCGTCCGGAACCCCGCCGTTCGCGGTGGCCAGATACTCGACGTCAATGCTGCCACCGGACACGTCGCCCGTCGGCACCATGATGCGAAACCCAAGGGGGTCAGACGGCCCAGTCATGTCAACGACCTCTGCGGTCGGGTTCGTGACAGACAGTGCCGTGACGTTTGCCCTAATCTCTCCGCGCGTGCCGGTAAAGACAAACGTCGCGCCGTGCGCGGTGATCGCCATCGGACCCTCCGGTCGTCAGGCGAGCCGGAAGGTCGCGGAGCCTCGCACGAAGTCGCCGACCGAGCCGCCGAGGGACGCCGACGAAATCGTCGCATTGCCGCTGAACGACATTGGGCCGGAGATCGACAGGGCGCCGGACGTGCCGGCGGTGAGGATCGTCGAGTTGATGTAGTCGATCTGCACCTCTCGGTCGGTCGCAAAACCGCCCACGAAAATCCGCCGGCTGTTCGGGGCCACGCCGAGGTGGGTCGCGTCGAGGAGGTCTTGAGTGTCATTGACCTGGACGGAAGTGACGGTGACGGCGGCGCCACCGAAGGTGAACGTAAGTCCCTGTGCCGAAGTTGCCATTGCGCCGCGCCTCCTTGCGCTATTGTGTTAGCCGGTCGCCTCGGACCAGCGAACCTGAAACAGTTGCCTGACTTCGTATGCCGGCGGTAGTTGTGCCCCAACCGCTGTGGGGTCGAGGAAGTCGTCCACTTCGGAGACCAGCCTCATATCATGTATTGTAACCCCGAGAAGTGTGCCTGTGTGGCCATCCAGAGTCAGCCGCACCTCGTCGGAAAGTTCCTTGGCACCTTCGTAGGTCAGCGCCCAGGAGGCCACCTGGAGCGACACCTCCGGCATGAAGAGTGGCGTGTTCCCGAGGGTCCCCTCCCGCCGGACGTTCGCCCGCTTGTAGATGACGAACGGCATCGACGCCCCTTTTGGGACGGCGATCGGGTAGATCTGAAAGCCAACCAGCCGGGCGACGTCCGGCGTCGAGGCCAGTTTCGCGTAGATGTGCTTTTCCGGGAGCAGGAGCATTACAGAGACCCCGCGATGGCTGTGTTGATGGCGTCGATTAGGCCGTTTCGGATGATGGTCTGGGCCTGGGACCTGCGGGCGGAAATGGTGTTTTCCATGAGGTGATAGCCCGGCATCGCGCCGTAGTCCTCGCCGGGGTGCAGCGTGAAGACGCCGCCGTCCGGCAAGAAGTCGTGCGTGTACCCCCTGCCGGCCCGAGCCTGCCGCGTCGGCTCCCTCCACGACGACATGAGGAAGTAGTACCCCCTGGATCGGCGGGCGAACTTGTCGCTGTCCTCCAGCCGGGCCACTTTGGTCATGCGGCGGTTGATGACCTCGTGGACGTTGACGTAGGTCTTGCGTGTGCCGCGCGACGATGGCTTCCGGCGGCCGTTGGACCCGAACTCGACGAGCCAACTGTGGTTGCCGCTGGCCTGCGAGCCGGTGGCGCCCTGGCTGCCGGTGTGCCGCGGGCCGGCGATGGCGACGGACACGCCTGGGCGGTACGTCTTCGTCTTGATCGTCGTGCTTTTGGCAAGGTTGCCGGTCGCGTCATGCCGCAGGGCGGCGGCCCGGTAGGTGTCGCGGATGGGGCGGGCCGCCCTCTCCAGGACGCGCTCCAGAGACTCGCCGGCCGACAGGACGCCGGCCACGTTTTCCAGCGTCTCCAGGATCGGACGTATGCCCTCGACTCCGATGCGGATAAACGCCTGCGCGCGGCCAAAGTTGTCGACGGCCATCACTGCACCTCTCGGGCCAAAATCTCGAGCGCCGTGCGGTTGTCTCGCTCGACCACGCTGGCGATCTCCATCGTGCGGCCGCGCCAGACGATGCGATGCGTGTGATTGACGTCGGCCCTGTAGCGGATGCGAATGCGGTGCGTCGCCACAAGGTTGGCCTGCTGGGCCTGCAGGATGTCCCTGGTCGACAGGCCGTCGACGCTGGCCCAGACCGTGGCGAGCGCAGCCCAGGTCAGCGTCGTCTCGCCGACGGGCGTCCGCACCTCGGAGGGCTGCTGGATGGCCACGCGCTCCCGCATCCTGCCGATGATCATGCGACGCTGCCCTCTCCGATGAAGACAACGTCGTAGGCTGCTGTTCCAGAGACAGAGGCCAGCCGAGCAATGCGCGGGCCTGCCGGATTGACGGAGATACCGTCGGCGCCTGGGGCTGACACGAAATAGCACCCGCCGGGCTGGATCTGAATTGGGACGGCTGGGAACCAAACGCCGGAAGTCACATTCGCTGGGCCGCCGATGCTCAACGCAATCGAATCGCTCTTGTTGCGAACGTAGACCGCCTTTATGGCGGTAAACGTGACAGTGACTGATGCTCCGTCGCGTGTGTCTTCGATCGCGGACAGGTTGAGGTCGGTGTTTGTCGTGGTGGCCGTTCCAGACGAACTCC